TGGAGTTGGGGGTTTAACAATCACGGTCAACTTGGTCTCAACGACACTGTTAGCCGTTCCAGCCCAGTACAAGTAGGTGCGTTGACTACGTGGTATCAAACCAGTTCTAGCAAGCAAAATTGTACCTCTCTTAAAACAGACGGCACTCTCTGGTCTTGGGGTCGTAATCAAACTGGTCAGCTTGGCCTTGGAAATATTACTTATTGCTCAAGCCCTGTTCAAGTTGGCTTGCTAACAACATGGAGTGCGATTGCAAGTTCAACTGCCCAAGGTAAGTCTATGAGCGCCATCAAAGGATAACCATGAACATCAACCAATCAGGCTTGAGGTGCTAAATGCCGTCGTATAGTGGAGAACTTCAGCCAACAAAAAAGTTCAATGCTTATATTCACGCTAGGCCAGATGGAACGCCTTTTTATGTAGGCAAAGGGAATAGAAGTAGGGTTCATAGACTTAGCAAACGAAACCCACACCACACAAATATCGTTGCAAAGTATGGCAGACAGAATATCTTGATTGGCAGTCTAGAATGCTCAACCGAAACAATAGCGTTTGAACTTGAGATAGGTATGATTAAATGCTTGCGTCGAATGGGTGTTGAGTTAACAAACCGAACAAATGGCGGGGAAGGCTGCACTGGATTAGTAGTTTCTCCAGAAGCTCGTGCTAGGATTTCAACATTCTTAACGGGCCGCAAAGGCACTCCTTGGAGTGATGAGCAAAGAGCAAAATTTAAAGCAGCAACAGTTGGAAGAAAAAGAACTCCAGAACAGCGTGCAAGAATAGGTGATGGTCACCGTGGCAAAGTCGTTTCCGATGAAACCCGCGAAAAACTTAAAGCAGCAGCCTACGTATTTTGGGCCAAGCGCAAACAAAAGTTAGGAGAACGCGATGCCCTCGTATAGCGGCGTTTGGACGCTACAAGCTCAGATGCAGGCCGAGGCTGCGGGTAATTGGCCGAAGCCACCTGTGCAGGGTGAGCTATATGCGTGGGGGTATGGTGGCAATGGCCGACTTGCCCTTAACGACACAGCAAACCGTTCCAGCCCCGTGCAGGTGGGTGCTTTAAACACATGGTCACAAATAGCAGGAGGAACATATTCTTGTCTTGCAGTAAAAGTTGACGGAACTCTCTGGAGCTGGGGATATAACAGCTCTGGGCAACTTGGTCAAAACAATACAACAAACCGATCAAGCCCTGTGCAAGTGGGCGCACTAACAACGTGGTATCAGCCAAGTTCGAGTACAAGTAAAATCTCTGCCGCAGTTAAAACTGACGGCACGTTATGGAGCTGGGGCCTAAATACCGCTGGGGCGCTTGGTCTTGGGGATACAGTTAGCCGTTCCAGCCCTGTGCAAGTGGGAGCGTTGACTGCTTGGGCTACAGTTTCTGCTATTTCTTCTGGATGCGCCGCTATTAAAACAGATGGAACATTATGGGTGTGGGGTGGTAATAATTACGGTCAACTTGGCCAAAACAATACTACAAGTCAATCTAGCCCCGTTCAAGTGGGGTCTTTAACAACATGGTATAAAGTGTCCGGAGGTAATAGCTTTTTTGCTTCAATTAAAACGGACGGCTCTCTGTGGGCTTGGGGCCGCAACTACCACGGTCAACTTGGCCTCAACGACACTGCTAACCGATCAAGCCCTGTTCAAATTGGCTCATTAACAACATGGTCTAGCATTAATTGTAGCGGCCCTATTTGCACTGCAATTAAAACTGACGGCACGTTATGGAGCTGGGGGCGAAACAATGTTGGTCAGCTTGGTCTTGGAGACGTTGTTCTTCGTTCTAGCCCGGTTCAGATAGGCGCGTTAACGAGCTGGGCGAAAACAAATGTTGGAGGAAATCACTGCCTTGCCACTAAAACAGACGGTACGTTGTGGAGTTGGGGGGCTGGCGCAAATGGTAAACTTGGCCTTAACGACGTAGCCAACCGATCCAGCCCTGTTCAAGTGGGTTCGTCAACTACTTGGCAAGTAGTTGGTGCTGGCGGTTACTATTCCTCATTCGCCATCAAAGGATAACAATGAACAAACACCTCCACTTCCTCTCAGGCGTACCGCGTTCCGGCTCAACGGTCTTGGCGGCTATCCTGAATCAGAACCCGATGACGCACGTATCCACCACCTCGGCTCTGGGTGCAGCTCTGGACGGTCTAGCTACTGCTTGGCATCGTGACAACCTTTTGGTCAACAACGACCCTAATCGCAGCAAACTGGCGCACACCATGCGCGGAGTGATTGACGCTTTCTACGAAGACGTCCCTAAACCTGTAATCATCGACAAGGCGCGTAACTGGCCGATTCCCGTAATCATGCAGGCGATGGGCCAGGTGCTGGGTCACAAGCCCAAGATCATTGCCACAGTGCGTTCTATCCCTGACTGCATGGCGTCCTTTGTGCGGGTAGCCAAGCCTGAGAACCTCGACGACTTCCTCGTTAACAGCTCACTCACGAATCACTTGAAAGGCTCCTACCAAACCCTACAACAGGGCTACGCTTACGATGCTGAGTCGTTCCTGTTTGTGGAGTACGAAGACCTGCTGGCCGACCCTAAAGCTCAACTACAACGAATTCACGCATTCTTAGACCTGCCCGACTTTGACTACGACTACGCCAACATCGACGGCTCTACGGTCAAAGAGGATGACGAGAACCTGCACGGTTACTCAGGTCTGCACGACATTAAACCTGTTCTTGAGAAGCAGCACCAACAAAGCCCCAAGGACGTGCTCAAACACCACTACGCGCAGTTCTGTCAGCCTGAGTTCTGGTTGGATAGACCTCGCACTGTGCCGGATATCCACGACCTTGATCTGCAACTGGTGGCCTCAAGAATGGGCGACTTTGCAGAGGGCTGGAGACTGTGCCAGAAGCTGGAGAAGGACGAGCCTGATAACCACCGAGCTGCGTACAATCGTGGCTGGTATCTCTTACGTCAGGGCCAGATTCAGAAGGGCTATCAACTGCTGGATCGTGGTCGCATTGTGAACGTCTTTGGTAACGCCAAGCCTAACGTCCCGACTGTTGCGTGGGATGGCAAGAGCAAGGGCATTGTGATGCTGCACCTTGAAGGTGGCCTGGGAGATCAGATACACCAAGTCAGATACGCTAAGTCCATTGCTGATCGTGGCTGTAAAGTCATCGTGTCCTGCTCTGGCGCACTGGCGTCCTTGTTTGTGGACGTTGAGGGTGTCTCTGCGGTAATCCAGCACGAAGCGTCTTTCGGTATTTACCATGACTTCTACGTCCAAGGGATGAGTGCTGTTGTGCCTCTGGGGCTTGAATTAAGCGATCTTAGTGGCAAGCCGTACATCACGAAGCCTAAGACCATCAAAGCCCGCAGGAAGCGCATAGGGCTGCGCTGGCAGGGTCAGTCAGCCTTTGAGCACGACCACAACAAGAAGTTTCCGTATGAGCTGCTGTTCGATGCAGTCAAGGACGCTGATGCTGAGTTTATCTCCCTACAACGCGATGAGGGTGCCGATTCCTGCCCGTCTTGGGTGAAGCAGGTTCCTTTAGATTCATGGGAAGATACCCGTGCTGCGGCGGCATCGTGTGATCTGGTGATCTCTTCTTGTACTTCAGTGAGTCACTTGGCTGCTGCGATGGGCGTGGAGACTTGGGTTGTGACTCCGGTGATGCCGTACTTTCTATACGCACTAGAGGGCGATACCTGTCCTTATTACGATACAATGCGCCTGATGCGTCAGGAAGTATTCGGTGACTGGACTGCCAGCTTTGAGAAGATCAGAGAGCGTCTTGGTGAGAAACAAGCCTTGAGGAGAGTCAAGTGAGTCAAAAGTATCCCGGCGGAATAATTAGTAAAACAGCTCCTGTCACTGTCGGCCCTGTCGATGGTGAGGGCGGCTCTGCGCCGGGTGTGTGGACTCTGACTCAGGCGTTGGAATTGAATAAGCAGAACCTGTGGCCGAAGCCGCCTATACAGGGCGAATTGTACAGTTGGGGTTATAACGGCTTTGGCCGACTTGCCCTTAACGACACAGCGGATCGTTCTAGCCCCGTGCAGGTCGGTGCGTTAACTGCTTGGTCAAAAATAGCAGGAGCAACGTATTCTTCTCTTGCGTTAAAAACTGACGGCACCCTGTGGAGCTGGGGATATAATACTCACGGTCAACTCGGTCAAAACAATACAATAAGCCGTTCCAGTCCAGTGCAAATAGGCGCGCTAACAACGTGGTATCAACCAAGTTCAGGTCAGAATCATCTTTCTGTCGCAGTTAAAACTGACGGCACCTTATGGAGTTGGGGTAGAAATATCAATGGTCAACTTGGCCTTAACGATACCGTTAGTCGTTCCAGCCCTGTACAAGTGGGTGCGTTGACTAGTTGGGCTACGGTTTCTGCTATTTCTACTGGATGCGCCGCTATTAAAACAGATGGAACATTATGGGTGTGGGGTGGTAATGGCTACGGTCAGCTTGGTCAAAACAATATTACGAGCCAATCAAGTCCCGTTCAAGTTGGAGCTTTAACAACGTGGTATAAAGTGTCAGGGGGTAGTGGCTTTTTTGCTTCAGTTAAAACAGATGGCTCTCTTTGGAGTTGGGGCCGTAATCATTTTGGTCAGCTTGGTCTTAACGACACCGCAAATCGTTCTAGCCCTGTACAAATTGGCGCGTTAACAACATGGGTTAATATTAGTTGTGGCGGCTCTACTTGCACTGCAATAAAAACTGACGGCACATTATGGGGATGGGGTAGAAATGCCAATGGTCAGCTTGGTCTTGGAGATACTACATACCGCATCAGCCCCGTACAGGTTGGCGCATTAACAAACTGGGCAAGAACAAATGTTGGGGGGAACCACTGCCTTGCCACTAAAACAGACGGCAGCTTGTGGAGTTGGGGGGCTGGCGCAAATGGCAAACTTGGCCTTAACGACGTAGCAAACCGTTCCAGCCCTGTGCAGGTTGGGGCGTTAACTACTTGGCAAGTGGTTGGTGCTGGCGGTTACTATTCCTCATTTGCTATCAAAACACCTTAAATCAGGAGATACACAATGTTCTTTGTAAAAATAGAAAACAACGAAGTAACCCAGTGCTGGGACACTCAGCCCCCTAAAGGCGAGTCAGGCTGGAAGTCAGCCATCGAAGTACGCCCTGCGGTGACACCTAACCGTCAGCAGTACACCGGCCACAGCTTTGACATCACCAAAGACCCGGTTGAGATCGTCTGGGGTGTTCAAGACATCACTGCCGAAGACCGTAAAGGCGGGCTTCGCTCACAGGCTGCGGCTGAGTTCCAGCAGGTTGTACAGGAAGAGATGCGTAAAGAGGTCGATGAGTTCCCCACTACTCAGTACAACCCTGCTACTGTTGACGCTGCCCGTGTAGCCTTTGAAACCAAGGTCACTGCAATCAACGCAGCCACTACGCACGACGAGCTTGATAAGCTGTGAGACTGAACTACTCGTATGACATGACGCCATCCAAAGCCTACATAATCCGTGTTGTGGGTAACGCTGCCTCTGAAGAGAAAGCCAAGCGGTGTGCAGTGTCATGCGAAAAAGTAGGCCAGCCCTACGAGTTCTGGGACGCCTATGATGGTTTAGCAGACGAGATCAAAGCACCTGCTCACCACAATGCGGTTATGGATTGTATCAAGGTCACAGATCACTACCTGACCCGTGGCGAAGTAGCGTGTGCGCTATCCCACATAAGCCTGTGGGCAAAGTGTGTTCTTGAAGACAAGCCTTTGGTGATCTTGGAGCATGACTCGTTGATGTTGCAGCCCTACACGCAACACGCTGTGTTCAACTCAATCTGCTATCTAGGCTCGCACGAGCAGGTCAAACTTAACTGGCAAGTGTCTGCTACGCCGCCACACGCAACGGAGGGTGAGAACTACCACTTCCTATGCCGTGCTCATGCGTATGCGATTGACCCGGCTGTCGCTAAGAACCTGTTGTCCTACGTTATCAAAATTGGCATCTGCACCTCCCTCGATATGCTGGTTCGTGCTGACCTGTTCCCCATTCACCAGATGGGTGTCTACGCTTATAATGTGTTTGAGAGCCGAGAAGAAACAACGATTAAGGGAAGGGCGTTAGAGGGCAGAGCCACTAAACGCAACGATGGGCTGCTGGTATGAAGATTCTCGTGATGGGCCTACCCGGCAGCGGGAAAACAACCTTTGCTCGGTTCCTGGCTGAACAGTTTCGTTGTGTGCATTTTAACGCTGATGACATTCGTGAGAACATCAACAAAGACTTAGGCTTTAGCCCTGAAGATCGGATTGAGCAGGCAAGGCGAATGGGGCATCTGTGCAACATTGCTAGTCGCTGGGGGCAGAAGGTAATTGCGGACTTTGTGTGTCCGACCAAAGAGACTCGCCAAGCGTTTGCTCCAGACTTTGTAATCTGGATGAACACAATCAAAGAAGGCAGGTTTGAAGACACCAATAAGCTGTTTGTACAACCGGATTACGACTATCGCATTGATAACTTTGCTATTCCCATGCTGTACCATGCCAACGAGATTCAAAAATTATGGAAATAAAGGAAGCAGAGTTACGCATAATCATTAGAGAAGAGATGAAGTCCGTCCTCAAGGAAGTCGGCTTGCACGACGATAACGCTGGCAATGATGTACGCGACTTGCGTAGCTTAATTACAGACTGGCGCGGCATCAAGAAAACAATCTTTCAAACCGTAGCTCGATGGGGAACGCTCATCGTACTGGGCCTTATGACTCTTGGCACTTGGAACAAGTTTAACGGAGGTGGTGGTGATTGATCCAGTCTCAGCTCTTGCCATAGCGACCTCTGCGTTTAATCTGCTAAAAAAGGGAATATCCGCAGGTCGAGAATTGGAAGACATGGCTGGACAGTTGGGAAGCTGGTTCGGAGCGGTCAGCGATATCAGGAATGCCGAGGAGGAAGCTAAAGACCCGCCACTGTTTAAAAAGTTAATCGCCAGCGGCAGTGTTGAACAACAGGCACTCCAGGCACTCTTTGCCCGTAAGAAGATTGAGCAGCAAGAGAAGGAACTCCGAGAGCTAATCGTATGGAGATGGGGTACTGAAGAGTACACAGCAATGATGCGAGATCGAGTCAAGATTAAAGACACTCGCGCAAGGGCACTCCAGGCTCAACGTAGAAAGATGCGAAACTTTATTATAAACACGCTGACCATTGTTGCTCTGCTGGGGCTGACTGGGATTCTTATTATGTTTACTGTCGGCATTATCACAAATTTGAGGTAACAAACAATGATGACCCTAATCTCTACCCTGCTGGGCTTTGCCTCTGGCGGTCTGCCTAAAGTCCTAGATTTTGTCCAAGACAGAGGAGACAAGAAACACGAACTAGCTCTGATGGCTGCCGGTCGTGAGCGTGAGATTGCATTAGCTAAAGAAGGCTTTGTTGCCCAAGCCAGAGTTGAAGAGATAAAGACAGAACAGATTGCCATGCAGACACAGGCTCAAGAGAAACTTGCTATGTGGAAGCACGACATGAAGATTGGAGAGGGAGCCAGCACCTGGGTGATTAACCTACGAGCCTCTGTCAGACCAATCGTGACTTATCTATTTGTAGGGCTACTAATCGTAGTAGATGTGGCTGGCATCTGGTATGCCTACTCTACCGGAGTGCCTTTTGCTGCGGCAATGGACATGGTTTTCTCAGACGATGAGATGTCGATACTAGCTGCAATCATTGCATTCTGGTTTGGCAGTCAAGCGTTCTCCAAGAAATGAAGATATCGGAGGCGGGAATCCAGCTAATCAAGTCGTTTGAGGGGTGTCATAATATGCCCTACAAGTGCCCTGCTGGGCTTTGGACGATAGGGTATGGTCATGTACTGTATCCTGACCAAGCTCGTGCCAAAACGCTTGAGAGAGGGCTATACGATATCAAGCCTGAACATAACAGGACATTTGAATATGATGAGATTGACCAGTTACTTGAGAAAGATATTGAAAGATTTGAGAATGGGGTATCGAGACTATGTCCTGCTAGTAATGATAGGCAGTCTCATTTTGATGCAATGGTCTCTTTTGCGTTTAATGTGGGGCTAGGTAACTTGCAATCTAGTACATTGAGAATGCAGTACAATAGGGGCGAATTTGAGAGTGCAGCAGATGAGTTTCTCAAGTGGACTAAAGCCAGTGGTAAAGTCCTTAAAGGGCTTGTGCGTCGAAGAGAAGCGGAACGTGCTTTATTCTTAACTGGCTGACTAAACATATAATGTTCTCCACTGGAGATGAAGAGTAATGGCTATCCCCCAAGACCAATTAGCTCAGGCATTCGCAGACTGGTCAGCAGCCAATCCTAACGCTACAGACGCTGATATATCTAGGGCTATGCAGTCAGCAGGGGTAACCCCCCAAGAGCTGTCCAAAGCCCTTGGACTTGACCCTAACGAGGCCATTAACAGATATAACCTAGCTGTTCAGCAGAACCCCTTAGCTAATCCGCTTACTAGCAATACTAACTCTACAAACAATCCTCTCTTAAATGCGAGCATTGCCTCTTTAGGAGACTCTGTTTATAAGTATCTTGATAACCAGCTAACAGGCGCAGCTACAACCGCAGCCGTAAACTCTGCTACAACCGCAGCGCAGTCTCTTGCTGCCGGTGGTGTTGGCGGTGTTGGCGCAACAATGGACGCTGCATCTGGGCTTGATGCAATGAAAGGCAGGCTTCCCGGCTCGTTAGCAACCGGCATCTTTAACTTTGCAACAGCAGATGATGCGTCTGAGCGAAAGAAAGCGGCACTCAATACTTTAGTCAGTGTTATTGGTGGGCCTCCAGCGGTGTTGTTCAAGGCATTCCTTGACCAGTTTGGGTTCTTCAAAGGGGGGTCTAAGGCAGTTAACCTAACCCCTGAACAGCAGGTAGAAGAAGCCTATAAGCTATTCCAAGATCAACAGGTCCAAGATCAGCTAGAAGCCACTAGAGGTGGCGCTACTGAGGGAAGAGCAGAAGGAAGAGACGCAAGACTAAGTTCCATGATCTCTGAAGCTGACAAGATTGGTCTAGATACCACTGACCTTAGAAGCCAGCTAAAGAATGAGTTTGGCATAACCTCTGTGCCGGGAGACTTACCAGAAGGATATGTTAAGGATTCTCAGGGATTTATAAGGGATGTAGCTACAGAAGGATATTGGACTATAGGGAGCGATGGTGAGCCAACAAGACGCCCCGTGCCTCTGGTTAACGTACCTATGCCGTCAGTAGACTCGGGTGGTGGCGCAACAGTCAGCACTAGCGGAGCTACTCCATCAGGCTCTACGGGCGCTACTGTCTCAGAGGGCGTAAGCTCTACAGGGGCTGGTGAGTGGGTTTACGACTCTAAGTCTAAAGTCTTTAGACAGACAGGCGGTATCGAGACAATCATACCGAAAGAGGGAACCTATGCTGACGGTCAAGTAGTCAGTTCAAAGGACATGAAAGACGTATTTGGAAGCTGGGGAACAAACCAGACACCCGACTTAACCACCCCGACCGACTGGGCAAGCATACTTAACACAAGGGGAGTCGGCGATGTTATTGCGGAAATGGCGAGGCGCAATAAAAGCTCTTCAGATGTTGCCAAAGAATCTGGGTTCTCTGTTGCTCAGGTTAACCAAGCCATTGCTGATTATAACTCTCAGGTTGCTGCTGGGACTGTTGTTGGTAATACTGGCACTGGAGTTACTACAGGTGGTGGGTTTACTGGGACAGCAACCCCTTCAACAATCACAGGAACTGGCACTGTTCCTGATGGCAATGTTGGCCCAAGAAGCACTTACGGAGGAGTCGGAGTTCCAGTAACAACTGTAACAACCGGAACAACTGGTAAAGACGGAATTTCTGGCAAAGATGGAACTGCGGGCAAAGATGGAACTGCGGGCAAAGATGGAAGAGATGGGCTAATAACAAGCCTAGTTAATACTACTCCTATTTCATCTACGCTATTCAAGCCAGAATTATTTAAAGCAGAAAACAAGGTCAGCGGACTATTTGACATGGTAATGAGGACAAGAGCATGACCTACTTACAGATTGTAAATTCAGTCCTCACAAGACTGCGTGAGAACCAAGTAGATACAGTAGATTTTGATGAGTACTCCTCTTTGATAGGAGCCTTTGTCAATGATGCTAAGGCTCAGATAGAGAACTCGCACTCATGGTCATCTCTTAGGTCTACTAAACTACTCAATACTGTGTCGGCAACAAGCGAATACTCAATCACTGGCAGTGGAGATCATCCAATTATTAATGCCATTGTTAACGATACATCTAATTTAAACATTACCTTCAGGGATATGAACTTCTTTAACCAGGCTTATTACAGAAGCCAAGTGTTAAGCGGCTCACCCACTAACTTTACTAGGATTGGCGTTGATGGCAGTGGTGATATAAAGATCAAACTCTATCCACAGCCTGATGCTGTATACGCCTTACGAATTGATGGGGTGTACCCACAGGCAGACCTTAGCGCAGATGCTGATGTTATTCTTATCCCGTATAATCCAGTGGTTCAGTTAACTTACGCTATGGCATTAAGAGAGCGTGGAGAGAGTGGAGGCCAGTCAGCGCAGGAACAGATGATATACGCAGACAGGATTCTCTCTGACTATATTGCTATTGATGCTAATTACTTCCCAACTGAAACCGCATTTGTAGTCGTCTAGGAATCCTATGGCACAGCAGATTCAGAATATAACGATTACGGCTCCAGGCTTTGCGGGCATTAACACCCAAGATGCCCCTCTATCCCAAGACCCTAGCTTTTGTGCTGTTGCTGATAACTGCGTGATAGACAAGCAGGGCAGGATAGCCGCACGAAAGGGGGCATTGCTTCTTACAACCAGCGCAACACCTCTTGGGAGTTCTGCTGGGATTAAGGCCGTTCATCAGTTCCGTGATGACTCAGGAGCAACTCTTGTTTTCTCCGTAGGCAATAACAAGATATTCACAGGGACTACGACTCTTACAAATGTCACTCCAGCCGCCTATACAATAACCTCAGATGACTGGAAGATCGTTAACCACAACGAGCATACCTACTTCTTCCAAAGAGGGTATGTTCCACTAGTCTATTCTACAGCGAATACTCCTCTCCATGTTATTACGGCGCACCCTGGATACAACGGCACTGCCCCTAATGGCAATGAAGTCTTATCCGCATTCGGAAGACTCTGGGTTGCAGACACCACAACGGATAAGTCTACGATCTACTGGTCTGACTTGCTTGAAGGGGCTAAGTGGACAGGCGGTAGTTCAGGCTCTATTGACATCACTAAGGTCTGGCCTAACGGCTATGACGAGATTGTAGCCCTTGCTGCACACAACGGGTTCCTGGTTATCTTTGGTAAGGAGTCAATCGTAATCTATCAGGGCGCTAGTGACCCTTCTACGATGACCCTTTACGACACCATATCGAGCATTGGCTGCGTTAGTAGAGACGCAGTGACATCTACGGGCAAGGACTTGGTGTTCTTGGATAAATCAGGGCTTAGAAGCCTCTCTAGGACTATTCAGGAGAAGTCTGCACCTCTTGGGGATATATCCAAAAACGTAGATGAAGACATCAAGTTAGCCATCTCTAACGAGACAGGCAGGATGCAGCTTCATTACTCCCCTATTGAAGCTTTTGTTATTGCCCTTTTTCCTTCTCAGGATTTAAGCTATGTCTTTGACACCAAGAGACAGCTAGAAGATGGGAGTTATCGAGCTACTACTTGGACATCGATGGGGGCATTGTGCTTTACGAACCTGATAGACGATACCCTTTACATAGGAACAGTAAGCGGCATATCCACATATTCTGGATATAATGATAACTCTTCTGCAACTTATGTTCTTAATTACTCCAGTCATCCATTGACCTTCGGGAACTCCTCTACTCTCAAGTTCCTCAAGAGGATTAACGTCACAACATTCAATGGAGCAGGCGCTCTAGTTACTCTAAGTTTTGCTTATGACTATGCCACTGCTTACAAGAAAAGGTCATACACACTCCCATCTACTAACGTGGCTCAATATGGAATAGCGGAATACAATTTAGCGGCAGAGTACTCTAACTCTATTACTTTGATTAATCGTGAGAAGGTGAATGCTGCTGGGCAAGGAGCTGCTGTGTCGGTCGGATTAGAAACAACGGTAAATGGCAACTCAATTGCTATTCAAGAACTTAACATTCAGGCACTTGTCGGCAGAATAATCTAGCTGGAGATAAACATGACATTGGAAGAGCTTCAGAGAATACTTGGTGGAGTAGGCCAGTTCACTAACCAGTACGGAGATATCCTTGCTGGTATTGGTGGGGCCGCAGCTACAGAAAAGGGCATCTCTGATATTCGGGATACCCAGACTGGGCTAATGAAAGGGCTTACAGGAAGCTCTACCTTAGCAGGGGCTTTCCCTCAAGGGCTGATTAGCTCTGTTAAAGAGGGTATGCAGTTCAAACCATTCACTGTGACCTCTGGGACTGGTGCCACTGCTGCTACGGATGCAGCCGGAGGACTTAACCTTAACCTAGCCCCTCAAGAGCAAGCTCTCCAGCAACAACTGCTTGGGCTTACTGGTGATCTAGCAGGAGGAATAGGGTACGGCAGACAGCAGACTCTCATGGACTTGTTGACTGGCAGTCCTCAAGATCAGAGAACTCGTGAAGCAGACATCTTTGGCAGGCTTAATGCTATGCAGCTTCCAGAACAGGAGCGAGCAAGGCTTGGGCTAGAGCAGAGACTGTTTAACCAAGGCAGACTTGGAGTCCAGACTTCTATGTTTGGTGGGACTCCTGAAGCCCTAGCCTTAGAGAAGGCAATTGCAGAACAGCAGGCTGGTACGGCAGTTAGTGCAATGGGTCAGGCAAGAGAAGAACAATCTCAGCTTTCCAACCAAAGACTACAGGCTCTTCAGACGCAGCTTGGTGAGCAAGGCTTAATGGCTCAGTCTATCCCTGAGTTCTTAAAGGCTGCTTACACTCCGCAGGCTGGATTGCTGGGGGCATTGAGTCCTTCTGTTGACCTCTCACGAATCCAGTCAGCCCTACAAGCAGGTGGGACGGAGGCTGTATCTAACCTTGGCATACAGGGTCTTACAACTCAGACTAACCTTGAGTCCCTTATTAACGCCCAGAGACAGCAGCAGCTTCAGGGATTGTTTGATCTTCTTGCCGCAGGTCAGAACAAGACCGCAGGAACAACTGGAGGGACAAAGGTTAATCCACTCCTCCAAGCCGGAATGAATTACTACTAGTCGTAAACAGGGTTAATTAACACAGACATAGGACATTAAAATGGCTATTGAAATTACCTCCCTGTTCCGAGATATCCTTGAATCTCCTGAGCAGAAGCAACAAAGACAGATGGCAGAAGGGTTTGCAAGAAGCCAGAACGCAGTATCCCAGCTAACAGGCTTGGCTACAGCAGCAGCCCCTTTGGTAGGGACTATGGCCGAACTACAGGGTCGTCGCACTGAAGCCCTTCAGAGAGGCACAGGAAGGCTCTTGGGTAGAGATGTTCGATCTACCTCTGAGAAGCTACAGGAAGCCCTTGGTCAGTTCAATCCCCAAGACCCTGCAAGCGTATCTCGAACGGCTCAGATGCTTCAGCAGATGGGTCTAGGAGCGCAGGCAGCGCAACTCTCTGGCATGGCTCTTGAGGAGCAACAGAGGAAGGAAGCAGTAGATTTGCAGACCAAAGGCGCACAGCAAACTATTGCTATGAATCAAGCCTCTATTGATGCCGAAAAAGCAAGGAAAACGCAGATAGAAGCAAATCGCCCAAGATTGCAATCTATACTGGACAGCTCTACAGCATCTGATGCCAAAAAGAAAGCGTTGGGCATTGTTGTTGATTCAGGGGGATTTGATGCACAGCCTCAAGCACTCATAGATGCCGCATTCCCTGACGATCAAGATAGGTACAAGGTGGTCGGATTGGGCGTGTTCGATACCGTCAATAGCAAATTTGTAACAAACGCTAACGCTCCAGCAGCATCAGCAAATGAAGTGCTGTCAACAATTGACCCGGATCAGTACGACATAACATCTCAGGCGGCTTTTCGCACAGCCTATAACGCCGCAACAACACAAGAAGAAAGAGACTTGGCTGTGCTGCAATTACAAGAAAAGCCTGAGCCAGGGAAGCGATGGGTTCCTGCATTTGACGATCAGAATGAGCCTATGTTTACGCAGGCTCCTATCCCTGGCACTGACGCATTCATTGAAATGAGGAAAGAAGTTGAGGCGGCAAATGCTACAGCCAATCGAGTTATTGACAACTCATCTAACACTGTCGCCGTTCTTGACAAGCTGATTAATGCTCTGGAGTCCGCTCCGGAAAGTGATGAGTTTGTAGAAACAGGAATCACAGGGATAGTGCTTTCTGTTATCCCCGGCACTGGAGAAGCTAATTTTGCGGCAGACACTGAGACTCTTTATTCCAACATGGGAATAGGGGAGCTTGAAAGCATGAGGGCGGCATCTGCTAATGGTGCATCAGGGTTTGGTCAGCTAACAGCACCAGAACTTAATCTTCTGAAGACAAGAATCAGGAACTTATCTGTCAAGCAAGGCAGACAGCAACAGATTGATAACATGAAGTATATTAGAGATAGGTTTGCTGACATGGCAAATGGCGCTAAAACAGATTGGACTATGGACGAATGGATAGGCGCAAGCCCAAGAACTGGGGCACAGCAGCGCGAACAGAGTCCCGCAGCAACCGAGTCAGTCCAAACCCCTGGCGGCACATTTACCATAGTACCGAGATAGTAGGAGTCACAATGCCTGAATTTGATATTACAAATGACGCAACTGGCGAGACCATTACCGTTTCAGGAAGCCAAGCTCCTACGCCGGAGGATGCTGCGGCAATCTTTGCCTCTAGGGCAAAGGCGGCTCCGCTTATTGCCCCTAGAGCGCCATCATCTATACAGCCCCCTGTAGAAGGGGTTGGGGCTATGCAGCAGACTGGGAACGTGGCGATGGAGGCAGTTGCTGGCTTTAACCGGCCTTTTGCCTGGTTGGCCGACAGAAGCATATTGGCTCCGATTAATCTTGTGCAGCAGATGCGCGGAAAGCCCATGCTCTCCCTAGAATCAATGGTTGGCGAGAAGGGTCAGTTTGCTGGCGAGGGCATGATTACAGATGCTGCTGCCGCCGCCGGAGAGTTGTCGAGCGCATTTCTCGGGGGTGGAACAGTTACTCGCACGTTTGCCTCCCTGCTTGATGACGCAGCAAGGTATGGGGAGAACGCAGTTCGGGGAGTAATAAGGCAGATGGGCAGAGTGACTCCCTCGCAGGACATTGCGATGGGCGGAGCGGCCGGGATTGGCGGGGAGGTCACTGCGGCAGTAGCAGAGCGGGTTCTTGGCGAGGAGTACGAGGATGCGGGTCGCACTGTTGGGCAGTTTGCGTTTCCTGTTGCTGCGTCAGTAACCCTACAGGCTGTTGCTAATATCGGAAAAGAGATGTTAAGCAGGGCTGCGTGGAGGGTGGCTGGAGGAGACTCAAAGCTAATTGCCAGCGCACCAACGCCACAAGACTTGAGGGGTGCAAGCAGGGCTATTTACACAAAGGTATCAGAGGAAGCCGGGCTTATTTCTCCAGATGGAGGAGCAGGACTTTCTACCGCAGTTGATAAAATAGTTTCGGATAATTTCATAACCAGGGACATATACCCAGCAACAGCAAGGGTTGCGAACAATATAAAGCGCAGGGTAGAGAGCGGGAAAATAACATTTGCATACCTAGATAAGATGCACTCTCTTCTTGGGGTAATAAACTCCGAGAATGCGGCAGAAGCTAGGGTGGCAACGATTCTTAACGAAGTGGTTGACCAAGCGATATTCAGTCTTCGCCCTACGAATCCAGGTGCCTTGACCGGCCTCCCTGGAAATGGAACTATCGAAAGCATAGTACAGACGGGGAGGACTCTATACCAGAGGAGCCTTTCCGTTGGCAAGCTAGACCGGATATTTGAGGCCACAAGAATGGAAGTCCTTGGAAACGGAAAGGACTTTCAGAAAGTTCTTAGGTCTAAGCTGACCTCGCTCATGGCCGATAAGAAGTCCATGAGTGGAATGCTGCCGGAGCACAGGAAAGCAGTAGCCGGGCTGTTTGAAGGCGGAAGTGTAAGAAAGCTGCTTGAGCTTGGAGGTAAGCTGGGAGCCAACTCTCAGGATTTTTATAAGACGATGATGTATTACGCCCCCGCTGCTATTGGAGGGGCTTTGTCTTCAGGCAACCCGCTGATTATCGGAACAACTGTAGGCGTTCCTGTGGTAATGACCGCATCAAAGATAATGTCAGCTAGGGCAAACGCGATATTCAAGCAGGATGGCAGCTTAATGAAGGCTATTCTTGCCTCCGGGACTGACGGGAAGAGGGTGTTGCAGGCTTACTTCTCCAGAACCCCGCCAGGGAAGAGAAATGTCCAGGATATGACCGCATTGCTAATTACTAGCGGGGCAGACCTCGCCGCCCTCAATAGCGTCCCATTGGCTAAGTCTGTACTTGTAGGAGATGCAATCTATCTCGCAGGGATTGGTCAAGGAATAATCGCAAGAGAGGCTGAGGCCGAGCAAAGACAAGCCCCATAACGGGGCTTATTCTCTGGGTGGTTACTCGGCGGACTCGATCAGTTTGTTGAGATACCACCTAGCTTTCTTCAAAGACTCCACTCCTCCCTTCTCTCTCCATCTCCACATATACTTCACCACGTTTCCCTTCATGTGCCCCTCAAACTCTTCCTTGGACATCTGCGCTCTCATGGCGTCGATACATTCAATGTCACCACTAGCGTAGTGAGAAGGTTTCTCAACTGAATCGAAGGCTGCGGCATAGCGTACCTGCGAGTCTTTGGGGAAAAACTCAGAGCCTCGATCAGGCTCCTGCGTAGAGGTTAGCGGGCGCGACAGATAACCAAGTGACATATACACTTTAGTTCCTGCTCGATAATACACTGCACCCGGCTTGAGGTCGGTAGGCTTAAGCGTCTCAAACAGGGGCTGGCAACTCCCGTTATCTTCGGTCAACATGACGGCAGTCCCCGGAGGAAGCCAAGGGTGCCCTACTACACTGAAGCAATCTCCGACTTTATATCCAGCTTCTTCGCAGGGAGTCATGAGACCTCCAGCGGAATGGCCTTCTCGCCACTTGAAATTGGCCTAACAGCGTAAAGAGGGCATGACCTTGACGTACACGCCTCTACCTGTTGTCTCCACGTTCCTGGCCCTGAAACAACGTCATAAATGCACTCCTTACATTTATCGTTAATAGCCTTCCTCATGCTTGGTCGCTTAATCATATATCCCCCTAGTGTATTTGTATGTCCTTGTCTTGTTCTGCGATAATCCCGCACTTGCATTGCTAGGATTTAAGCATCCCTTTTAAGTGTTTAATCTCACGCTCAAGCTGCACTCTTCGATCATCATCATAGAGTTCTTTCTGTGCAGTCTTCTGGGCTATGGCGTAACGTATAAAGTTCTCGTCAATCATTTCACACCTTTATAGAAAATATGATTATCAATTGTAGCTACAACGTGGCTACCAAGCACCCAGTCAGGATGAACACTTTTAGCATGGTAGTGGGTTGCCTCACCTACAACGGGAGCACTGCGCCCCTCATATACAGCCTTGGCTACACGCTGCGCTGAGTCCCAGTCCACACTGTTAAGATTAGGCTGGTCACTTTTACCATCACAGTAAAAGCTGAAGGCACACTCGTGGAGAGTCTCGCCGCCATCGTAGACCACCGAACAGGCATCACTGGGGTATCTAGGGTCGCGCATTCTGTTAATCACGACCTCCGCTACTGCGAATCTACCTGCAAGCGGCTCCCCCCTAGCCTCAAAGTATATTGCGACCGCAATACACATGATCTCGTACAACATTACAGGCCAACTCTTTTAGCTAAAGACAGCTTATCTGTTTCCATAAAGTAGCAGGCGTAGTTATTGCCATCCTTTCTCAAAAGGACTTTACCAATCTTATGCCCCTTTTGGCGTAACTCGAATATCCTGGCTGCAAGTCTGAAACTCCCAAATAAACTAAGTGCATCCATAGGAGTTAAGGTCTTGCCAGATTCTAGGTATTTTAGTATTCCTGCGTTCTGAGTCATGCTGTTCCCCGTTTATGAGTTCTTTCTTGTTTTGTAATTAATCCAGTCGTTAATAGTATTTGGCGATCTCTTTAACTTGTCACCAATCTCTTTCTGAGGCACTCCCATCCTGTCGAGTCTTCTTGCCTCTTCCACCTCGGCAAAAGGAACAACCTCCCTACAATGCCTTAGTGGATTCTTTTCCATCTTGCTTGGATTCGTCAAAGAGATGAAGCCTAGCGTTTCAATCTCCTTGAGAACATCAGTCAAGTTAATCATAACCACCTCACAGTTGTGATTCATATTCTTTTATCTGAGCCTTCAGGGTCTTGGTTAAAGCCTCTATCTCAGCCCTGTTAAACTTCGTAGGAGTCCAAGCCAGAGCCTCAAGATGATCTAGGAAGTCCTCTCCGTACATATCAACCATGTGCCTTCGATAAGCTGTTACAACCTTGGTATCCCCGTGAGACATCTTGATATTACAGCCCTTACACTGAGGGTGGATGTTCTCTTCCATGAGCTTTACTGACTTATCCCCACGAGAGAAGTAATGCCCTGCATCTAGCTCCTTCCAGTGTTTTTTAACCCCACAAGAGACACAAGTCACATACCCGTCAAGGTTCTCAGCTATCGCAGCCTTCATCCTCACGACCTTCTGTAAGGCCACTGCACAGTCTTCTACTACTTTGGATATGGTCTTCTTCTTCATGTTAGTCCTTTAGTTCCCGCCCCTGCACTGCTTACCCAATTACAAGCGTGAAAAAAGCAAGGGCGGGGATTCATTTAAAGAATCGATTCTGCTTCAATGCAATAATGGTTCTATCGCACCGATCTCTCTCTTCAACGCTCATGCTAAGTCTTTTCTCCATAAGCAAAGGTATTCGTGAGTTTGGTGAGTAAGGATGTACTTGCCTGAAAACCTTAACAGCCGCTGCGCTCAATATGTGCGTTTTCTTGTAGTCTTCCATTATCTCAAGTCCTTGCTGGGCCAGGGGACGTAAACTCCATGTTTGGAAAGAGCAAAGTTTACCCTATCGTAAACCTCGCCCATCTGCTTGGGGGTCAAATCTGATGAATGTTCCTCCCCAGTCAGAGCTTGCTGCATCTTGTGCCATATCTCAATCTTAACAGTCTCGTCATTGAAGGGAACCTCGTACCCTTCTTTGAAGAAGGTGTTAATCGACAGTCCTGCATCATTCAAAGTCCGGGATACTTGTCGTAGGTAAACATGGAGTGCGGCATTCTGCTTTGATGTTCTAGTCTCCCCCTTCCATGTCCACACTACGAACTTATCCTTCATGTAATCTTGGGCAAACTCAAGGAATTGCTTTCTTGTGTGGTCATCCTTTGTCACCCAAAACTCACTCATTCAATATCCCCAAAGGAAACGTCTAAGGCTTTACAGATAACCCACAAAGTAGAGGCGTTCATGCTGCTTCTATTCAAGAGACGGTTGTAGTTGCCTGCATCCATCCCTATCTTCTCGGCAATGCTTCTTTGAGAAATGCCTTTCTGTGCGTGTATCTTCTTCACGAAATTTCCAAAATGGGGAATGCTAGAAAGGGATGTCGTCATCGAAGTCATCTCCTTTGGTTGCTGGCTTTGAGACAGGCTTTGATCTTGACGGAGTATCGCCACTATCCTTCCAAAATATCTTAACATTGCCCAGTATCGGCCCTTTTTCTCCAGCATCTTTCGCCTCCTTAGAAACATCCTGAGTGACCATGCCGTGATTGCCGTACTTATCTGGCGTATCAACATCAATGAACACCGTGGCATTAAGATATGCACCCTTTTCGTTCTTGTACAGCAAAGCCTTGTCGATCTTCGTAACATCAATCTTTACTGAAACCCCAATCTTACTCATGTATTGCTCCTAAACTTCATTGTTAGTATTTCAATCATTTGTACTGCTTCGATTACGGCACACTCAAGCGCCTTAATGAACTCCTCGTCTCGGAAGACTCTGACGATTAGAGGTTCCATCTTGGGGTGATAGGACATGAAATCCCACCAGTCCCTTCCTGAAATCCACAAGCATCCCTGCACCTGCTGGAAATACTTTATTGGCAAGTCACCATCTCTGAGGTACTCAACGTGCGTATGGGCAGAGGGACACTTGATCTCTAAACCCCCATTCTCGCCTATGAGTCCATCAGGACTAGCTCCTGCCTGTAAAGTGTCGTGCATCAGGAACCCTACTTGATGAACAAGGTTCCCTGTTTCCATCTCGTAAGCAGTCCTTGCTTGAGGTTCTAAATCCATGCCCCTTTGCATTGGGTCTGTGACCTGGAAGAATGTAGGCTCTCCCGTAATCCTTTCAGCCACTAGCTGATTGATGTAAGCAGTGGCCTGGGCAGAAGCCCTGCCAGTGGTCGTTACCAGCTTTGCGTAAGAGCTGGCACTAGGTATTCCTAGCCTTGCCTGCAGCCACTCAGGGCTACCTTGTTCGCATTCGATGATTCTCATTTCAGCTTCTCCTTTGCTGCCTTAAAGTCGTCTATATAATCCTCCTTGTTCTCTGTACTCATGCTCTTGTATAGGGCATTCAACTCTTCAATGGTTGCCGCCGAGTTTATTGCCTTGCGATACTCGTCGGTGTCTGCATCCTTTGTGTCGTCAATGGCAAGCAGTCCATTGAGTGCGTACTTACGAGCGTAGCTGGATGCAGTCCCTGTGATCTGGCTCTCTGACATTCCCTTTTGCGACTCAGGCTCTCTTGCAAACGCCGTTGATGTTGCCAGCATTTCACTACCCTTGAACACCGAGGCGGTAGCCTTGACGTAAATCCTGTCGCCAGCCTGAACAATTTCATCCGAAATATTTAGATAGCAATCGTGCTTTAGAAGGACAGGCTTTGCGGCCTCAACAATGTCCTCGCATGAGCGATAGTAATACGTCCCGAACTTATTGTACTGCCCCTTTGGTGCCTTCAGTTCTGCCTGAATATCTTTCATTGACATAGCTCGCTCTCCACTCTGTTTGTCTCTCTTTGTTGTTTTGTGTATTCAACCCCAAATTCTTCCAGCTTTTGCTGAAAGTAATCTTTGTGCATATCAGTTAAGTAATAAACGTAGTCCCTTACGGCTTCTTTCATGTATAAATTTCCGGGATTCTGCATCCCCAGAGCCTGCGCTAGGTCTGTAACGTCCTCGCTGGACAGGATGATATATCCACCACCACCTTCCACTAGAGAGGTCAGCTTGCTATCAATCCAGTCTTCTATTATCTTCATTTCATTCCCCTTTTTGCTGTAGTATTACAATATATAGCAGATCAAAACAGAGATCAAGCATTCCTTTTCATCACCTCATCTAGGTTCTTTACTCGGTTTTCCTCGGAGGTAAACTGAAGACTTTGATCGTGGAAGAACAGATTAACCTTCCCTTCCCATGCTCCGTGCCTCTGCTTCTCAACGATTAATACTTGATCTGAATTAGACTGGAAATACTCTAAATTCTTCAGTTCTAAGTTCATCCCCTTCATGGACTCCCGTTTCTTATTCTTCCAGACAATAATCAAGTTATCGCATAGGTCTACCAATTGACCTGCTCCTCTAACGTCGAATTTATTGGGCTGATACTCTTCACCAACGTTGTTGGGCTTCCTAACATGGCAAACCAGATGTACATGGCAATTTAACCTCTTAGCAGCCCACTGTAGCCTGTCAATAAAGTCGGACTCTTTATCCCTGTCAGTTGTGCCTAAACCGCATTTCGTGAGGCTGTCGATGACTATGTGCTCGCACCCCTTTACCTTCGCGCAGTAGTGGACGAAACCTAATATCCTGTCAGACTTAACCGTATCAAGCTGGTCGTAGATTAAAAGAGTCCTGTCAGCGTAGTCGGAGAACCTCTTTACAAAGGCTTCTGGCGGGTTGCCAGTCCCTGCTGCCTGTAAGCACATTCTCCATAGGGTCTCGGTAGGCTTCATTTCTAACGAGGCAATGGCTACCTTGTGAGTCTCTAGAAGGTTAAGCATCACCTGGCCTAGTAACATGGACTTCCGGTGTCCATTCATGCCGCCCCAGAGAGTGAGTTCACCAGGTCGTAGGCGAAACAAAGGGAAAGTCTTAGCCCAAGGTAAGCAGTCTCCAGTCACCTTCTCCCCATGACTTCTTTCGATTAAATCCTTTTTCCAGTATCCTGCCTTGTGTATCTCTTGCACTTCTCCCTCGCCTACCGCTTCTATGTAGTCGGCAAAATCAATTCCACTCGGTATCTGCATTTAAACCTCTTTTACAAAACTTGTATTCGTGGGAATGGATAGCTTCTGCGCTTCCCTTCTCTTCCAGTTCTGAACTGTTGCCTGCCAGTCCTTCATTGCCACCCCGTTACTCAGCTTCCAGCCTTGGGCTATGTAATAAGTCACAAAGCCTTCGTGGTCTAACTCAAATCCTATGCTCTTTGCGTACTCGTCAACCTGCTCCGCTGTTGGCGGTGTAAAAGTCTCTCGCTTCTTACGAGTTGTTTTCGCCTTTACTATATTGGTATTGGTATTGGTAATGGTATTGGTAGTAATACCTTCGTATACAAGGCTAGTATTACGTTCGTTATTCGTTCGTAATACGTTCGTATTCGCCCATCTGCAAGCTATTGACTTCTTTGCCTTTTCTGACTTTGACGCATAGGCTGCAATCTCCTTATCAGCCCTGTTTGAGTGCCAATACTCCCCACGAAGCTCAAAAAACTCAGTCAGAATTGCCTTGATGACCTCTTCTGAGTCACGCATTTTGATGTGTCGAGCCACTGCTGGCATATCGTTAGCGATAGGGCTTTCGTGGAGGTAATAGTGATCGAGCAGTCTCCGGTAGCAGATGTCCTCCTTGGGTGTTAAATGGTCGGTGTGGCTCTTAAAATCACCGATATGGAACGGATAAAAATTCATTGCTGCCCCCTGTTTTTCAGAACCCGCAATCTTGCATGGAGCACAGCTTGCTTGTCCACCTCTGATAATCTCTCGCCACGAGAAAGCATGGATTTACTGATCTCAATAAGCATCTCATCCACCAGAGGCTCGTCTTTACGAGTAATCCGTGTCGCAGAGTAGGTCATGCCTTTGTCAGGCATTAACGCCCCCCAGTCGAGTCCTATAGAGTCCAGGATGTCACCAGTTGAGCACCCTGCATGGCAGTGAATTAACACCCGCTCATTGTCTGGCTGGCTTATTACCAGACTCGGACTTGAGTCTTTATGAGCTGGACATCGAGCAATCCAACGATTATTCCCACTGGCTCGACAGTGCTCCAGCCTTTCAGTTATTAAATGTGCTTTCATGGTCTCCCCATCTGATATAATGCGTTTCTTGTCTCCGCCTAGAGAATCCCCCTCCAAGGCGTTTAAGCCTCTTCATTGAGGCTTTTTTTTACCTGCTACCCTAGTACCACCTCTACCCTAAAATCGCACATAGAGGCTCTTATAGGCTTTAATAGTGCCTAAATGAGGCGGCCTAGGGCTTCTGTCCTTGTCTCTGTACTTAACTTGTAGAATTTTGGAGCACCTACTGTGATCCTTGCCAGCGCCCTTTAGTTCTGAACATATTTCACATACATAACCACTCATAACCACCTCGATGGCGGGACTTCACTCAGTTTCCTATATGAGTCCCTCGGCTCTAGCTGGATAGGCTTTTTCCCATGCTCAGAATCGATCTCTTTTTGCATCTCAGAAACGTTATCAGTTAACAATACTTTGCGCGAGAATTTTCTGAATATCTTCATCATTTCCCTGTGCTCCCAAACCCACCATCGCCCCTCTCAGTTGTTGAAAGAGCGTCTACTTGAATTAGCTCCACTTGTAAAACAGGTATCACAACTAGTTGGGCGATAGCCTGTCCTTTACGAATGTAGTGTCCCCCATTGCCTGCCGTGTAGACTAGTAAAAGCTTAATTTCGCCTCTGTAGTCACTGTCAATCACGCCCACAGAATTGGCTAAAGAGACTCCCGCTTTTCCTACACTAGACCTGATAAACACAAGTCCTACATGGCCTTTAGGTATCTCAACTGCGATACCAGTGCCGAGCATTACGGAACCACCTGACGACACAAGTACATCGTGAAGAGCGTGTAAATCAAGCCCTGCTGCGCCTGTCGTGCCTCTTGTGGGGGTTATTGCCGTGCTTGTTAGTTTTGTAAATTTCATTTTGCATCCTTAAGCTGTTGTGTGAATTATTATTCCAGTCTCGACCGTTTGCAGGTATTGCGCGGCCTGCGATTCCTGCCTGATCCTGCTTACTAGGGCACGCACGTCATCTGAGCGAACGTACATAATCGCACCTCCCATTGCCTGCGGGCTTTCGTGTTCGTCCAACCAGTCCTGTAGATTTAGCATTGCACACCCCTAATAGTATATTGTGGGTAATCGGGCACGTCTGGCCCATCCGATTCAGGTTGTTCACAGTCTAGGGCTTTTTGAATCAGCGCCTCAATTTCTGTATCCGCCCGTTCTGTTAGCATATTGGGGGGCAGTTCCTCATAAATCTCGCCCTTAGGATCAAGGGTGTACATGCTTCTGAGGCTCCAGGTGCCGTCCTTGTAGGAATCTACATACACTCCCAAATCGATTGAATGCCATGTTATTTTAATCATGATTGCGCCTCTTTTAATTTTTTGATTTCGAAGGATAGAAACCTGACTTCATTGCTCAAGACCATTCCAGAGTGAGAGCTGATCTTTTTATCTAGATCTCTCATGATGTCAGAGAGTACATTTTCCAGCAAGGCAATTAATTTCCCATTGTCGGTCATTATAAGATTCCCTTTGTAAGATTTAGAATTCGTGAGGCATAAGCCAGGGCCATTTCTTCTGTTGGATACCCTCTTCGAAGTTCCACCAAGCAGCCTGAATCTAGGTCTATCGTTCGCACAGTAAACCCTTTTGCATCGCTATAGACTTCAGACTGCATTCCTTTATCTGTATTCGTGAGGGTCATAGTATCAATGCTCCCGCAATAATTATTGAACATAGTAGACAACCTAGCATTGCCAGCGTTTCTTTTGTTTTATCGTTCATATAGTTTTCCCCTTATTTGATTTAATGGCTTTCACCGATAGCACTATGCAATGCTATCTAGTAAACCACTATGCTGCTTTTCTGTTATTCAGGAAATTTCCCTTTCTTGAACCATGCACAGCAATTACTATGCTGACCGGCGCTGACGATCCCTTGCAGATACCACAATCGTGGCAGCTAATACCTTTGCTGTCTGATAAACACTCTATTTCGCCATCGAATTTATCTGTTATATCTACAGCAATTCTGAATGTTTTCGCGCCTATTGCATGAGCAGCAGCAGCTTGTTTAGGAGTATCAGCAGATACCATGCACAAGGACAGGAAGCGAGTATCAAAGCCCCTATGCTTCTGCTGGTGCGTATATGCCGTGTGCCCGTCTGATAGTGAAACGATATGCTCTGCTATCTCAAAAGGCATTGCAGCTGGATCGCCATATGCACCTAAGCGAATTTTGCGACCTTTGAATAATCCGGCATGAATCGATGGATCATAGGACGGGTATAGTCCTCGCTTGTATGCCTTGAATATGGAAGCTGGAGCTTGTCCAATATTGACGTAGCAAGCACCACCTAAAGACTGACGATGCGGACAATTGCCACAGATAACGTCATCTAGTTTATCTGCTGACAGTTGGACAGGATGCGTATCCTCCGACAAAATCCAGACTTGCACCATGTCGCCTGTCTTTCTGTTATTGCTGGAAAGAGTAGCAATTACCACAATTTCGCGTGACCGATCTAGGGCAGATGGCCCTTTATAGAGTATTAATCCTGATGGCGTTTTCATGTCGTTTCCCCTTGATTGATTAGATTGTGGTGACGCCTGATTCGGTTTCTATCCATACTTTCGCGCCACAAGACAACGGCTTATCTGCGCTATACACCACGCGTGATGGGCCGTTTATGAGCGCCTCGTTACATCTGATGTTCTCTTTATAAGTCTTCACCGTGAGCACTGGCAGGTCTGCGCCTTTAGTGTTGGCGCGTATATTGTGCTGGTTCACATGGATTCTAGTTATCATCTTGAATCTCCGGTAGTCGCCATCCGTGGCATTGATTGATTAGTTAGCTAAGGATATGCAACCGCAGTTTTCCCATTCCCAATAAGTGCCATTCGCTTTAGCTACCGCCTCAATGCCGGAAGCTATGTAGCAATCGCCCCAATAGTCGGCAAAATCAAGACCGTCTTCAGCAGACACACACAGACGGCCTGCATCGTTGACCCACACTGTTGGGCTTACAGTTACTTCATCATGCGTCTTGGTTGTCTTGTTCCACACTAATGACGTGCCAGTTACTGCCTGTACCTGCAATTTGATAGCTTCGATGTTCATGCTGTTTTCCCTTTAGAGTGCTGGTTATTTATACAGTGTCTGTTGTTGTTCGCTTTCGACGTGGTCATTATATCAATGCTGTCTCTTATGACAATACCCCAAATCAAATATATTCAAAGTATTTTCATGGTGGTTGGTATACAGATGTAACGCATTCGATGGGTGACTACATGAGCTGACTGCAATGGGTGACTAGATAGGTGCATATAGGTAGCTATATAGGGAGCATATCCATCCCATTCTTTCCAATCTATCAATCCCGTCTCAACGATAGACTTAAACTATCGATAGATAAAAGCTATTGATCCTGGCTTATTGATAGTCGATACAGAAAATCTATTGATCTCGTGGTATTGATAGACTCAGTGATCGATAGAGAAAAGCTATTGATATGAGGAAATTGATAGGGGGGAGGGGGGATTGGACAGCAGTATTATTATAGTACCCTCCAAACTTTGCAAAAGGGTAATTTGAAACACTCCTAAATCCCCAGCTAAATCATAGACTTAAAAAAAGGTATAATTTAGATATCTAAATGGAGGTTTCTATATAACAAAAACAGATAAGCAATAGGTTCTATATCGGAATTTATCATAAGCAAATGACAGATTTAACTTGACAGATTTTTGATGATTAATATAATGCACTAAGGGTCAAAGGCGCAGACACTCGCCAAGCTCGCATCTGCCAGCAACTCAGAAAGATTAGATCAGTTAAGATCAATAACGCTGAGTTTTACCTCCCACGGCAGGGGGAGAACCAAGTCTAGTGATAATCATGCAATAATCTCCTTTCTGATGTATCCTCCAATAGGGCCTATCAAGGCAATCTATATAAATTTCTTCTCCATGAAAGAATAACAAAATTTACGGGGCAGTCTCTCACCCGATAAGGAGAGGCACAATCTGAGGTAAAACCAGATGAAACATGAAGTTGAAACTGCAATCGAGGTTCTGACACTCAAGGGCCAAAAAGCAACAGACTCCGGTGATGCACTAAGATATACGCAAGCTGCATTGAACCTAGCCCATGTACTTGCAACGCATACGATGACAGAGATACAGGGTTACGAATACATCGAAAAACTTAATAAGTAATACGGCTGCCACCTCTGCGATGTTGGTACGTGGCGGTTATCATCAAATGCTAGATGGTGACATATGAAAGACCCTAGAATTGAAAGAGCCGGTGTCGAAGGGTTTAACAAACCTAAGAGAACACCTAATCACCCCACGAAATCTCATGTAGTTGTGGCTAAGTCTGGCGACCAAATCAAGACTATTAGATTCGGCCAGCAAGGTGTCTTAGGTTCCCCCAAGAGAGAAGGTGAGTCTGATGCCGATAAAGCCAGGCGAGCTTCATTTAAAGCAAGGCATAGCGAGAACATAGCCAAGGGCAAGATGTCTGCGGCATTTTGGGCTGACAAGGTTAAATGGTGATTTATGGCAATGGGCGTTAAGCACTACTTCAAAGACGGCACTGAATACAAAGGTGCTACCCATAAGTCCAAAGGACGGCTTATGTCTGGTAAGACCCATACTGCCAGCAGCCAGTACCTGGTTCACAAAGCTGACCTTCCCAAGAAAAAGTAATGCAACCGCAATTGCGGTTATAGCCTCAAAGTAAAACTAAACGGTAATATCATAGTTTTGTAATTTAAAAGGGTTCACTTCTCTAGTAAGGATATCTATTAGAAAAGTGGACCTTTATAAAGTCCCTTAACTCCTACCCCGGCAAAGGTGATACGATATGATGAAAGCTAAATCAACTAAAGCAAAAGGCAAGAAGAAAAAAGCTAATGGAAGCTCAAAAGGAACCTACTCCGGATACTAATTCGGAGGTTAAGCGAGGCAGAGGCAGGCCCAGAAAGGAAGACCGTCTGATGACCCGTGAACAGTGGGAAGATCAGAAGAAGCTGGCTGTCGGTCGGCCAAAGGGTATGCGTACTGCTATCAAGAAACTGGAAGAAAGGCTTCTTGATGCCAATAGAATAGACCTGGTAATTGACTCTATAGTAAGAGCCGCCTGTGATGATGAGAACAAGAACCAAGCTGCGGCTTGGAAACTTATCATGGACAGGATGGCTCCTATGAGTCATTACGATAAGAACAAGCTGGGCGATAGGCCAATGATTAACATCAACGTGACTACCGCAGGGGATACTTCAATAAAGCAGATGGGCGAAGTATATGAGCAAGACTCTGAAGAAGACCTTGAATAACCTCTCCCACGAGTATCCCTAATGGATTTGGATATATCGCTATTGGCTTGGCAGCAAGATGTCTGGAATGACCCCACAAGATTCAAGGTTGTTGCGGCAGGCAGACGTACTGGTAAATCTAGACTAGCAGCCTATCTTCTATTGGTTAATGCCCTACAGACAACCCGTGGAAACATATTCTACGTTGCCCCCACGCAAGGGCAAGCAAGAGACATTATGTGGAATACCCTTCTTGAGTTAGGCCAAGGGCTTATCGAGAGTTCCCACATTAACAATCTACAGATTAAGCTAGTCAACGGGATTATGATCTCGCTAAAAGGCGCGGATAGACCAGAGACCATGAGGGGTGTAAGCCTCAAGTATCTAGTTCTAGACGAATACGCCGACATGAAGCCAGATGTTTGGGAGCTTATCCTAAGACCAGCCCTAGCAGACCTTAAAGGCAGTGCTTTGTTTATCGGCACACCAATGGGTAGAAATCATTTCTATGAACTCTACAGGTTGGCAGAGCTAGGTCTAGATGATGATTATAAGGCATGGCATTACACTAGCTATGATAACCCTATCCTAGAGAAGGAAGAGGTTGATAAGGCCAAGAAGTCTATGAGTTCCTATGCTTTTAGGCAGGAATTCATGGCTTCCTTTGAGGCTAGAGGCTCCGAGATGTTCAAGGAGACCTGGATTAAGTTCTCAGAGGATGAACCTGCTGGTGACTACCACGTTGCCATAGACTTAGCAGGCTTTGAAGAGGTTGGCAAGAAGACTAAATCCAAGAGGCTGGACAATACTGCCATAGCTGTGGTAAAAGTCGGCCCAGATGGGTGGTGGGTTAAGGATATAATAGTCGGAAGATGGACATTAGACGAGACCGCTACCAAGATATTCCAGATTGTGCGTGATTACGAGCCAATTTCTGTAGGTATTGAGAGGGGTATTGCCAGACAAGCGGTAATGTCGCCATTAACAGACCTAATGAAGAAGAGTGGCAGGTTTTTTAGGGTAGAAGAGTTAACTCACGGCAATAAAAAGAAGACAGATCGGGTCATGTGGGCGCTACAAGGGCGCTTTGAGAATGGCCTGGTGACTCTTAATAAGGCCGAATGGAATACTCAATTCATGGATGAGCTTTTCCAGTTCCCAGACTCGCTTACTCACGATGACATGATAGACGCACTGGCATATATTGACCAATTAGCAAAAGTATCCTACTCCTCTGACTACGAGGAAGATGATTTCGTTGCACTAGACCATGTTTCTGGATATTAACTATGCTTGATTCTAACGAAGAAACAATATCCCAGATCGAAACCCTTGATGGGTGGATTATGGAGAAGTGTCGGTTATGGCGTGATCACTTTGAGAACAATTACGAAGACCGATTTGATGAGTACAACCGTCTGTGGCGTGGTATTCATGCTGATGAAGACAAGACCCGTGAGTCTGAACGCTCTAAGATCATCTCCCCTGCCCTTCAGCAGGCTGTTGAGTCATCTGTAGCAGAGATTGAGGAGGCAACCTTCGGAAGAGGGCGCTTCTTTGATATGCGAGATGACTTACAAGACCCAGAGTCTGCTGATGTTGAGTATTTAAGAGATCAGCTATACCGAGACCTTCAAAGGAACAAAGTTAGAAAAGCTGTAGCCGAGTGTCTAATTAACTCAGCCGTCTACGGTACGGGTATGGCTGAGATAGTAATCGCCCAAGAAAAGGAGATGAAGCCTGCCAAGCAGGATATGATGGGGGGTCAATTACAAGCCGTTGGAGTAACCATCGCAGACAGAACTGTCTGTAAATTAAGACCAATCCTTCCGCAGAACTTCCTGATTGATCCTATTGCTACATCTGTGGATGATGCTATTGGTGTTTGTATTGACGAATACTGCTCTCCCCACGAGATTGAACTACTCCAAGAGTCCGGGGTATACCGAGACGAGCCTTTCAATGTTACTTATCCAGACCTGGCTTTGGATGTAGATCACGAACTTATAGACCAGCCTGACCACAAGGTTCGTCGGACTAAATACTTTGGTCTGGTTCCTAGATCATTACTTGAAGACTCTGAAGAATACGAAGACCTTGATGAGGAAGAAGACTCTTTCTACGTTGAGGCTATTGTCGTTATCATTAACGGCAGCACCATCGTTAAGGCTGAACGAAATCCTTACATGATGAATGACCGACCTGTCATAGCCTTCCCTTGGGACATAGTCCCTGGCAGGTTCTGGGGTCGAGGTGTGTGTGAGAAGGGCTATAACTCACAGAAGGCTTTGGATGCAGAGCTTAGAGCTAGGATAGACGCACTTGCCCTCACGATTCATCCTATGATGGCAATGGACGCCACCAGAATGCCTAGAGGCTCTAAGCCTGAAGTAAGACCTGGCAAGATCATCATGACCAATGGTAACCCATCAGAGATTCTCCAGCCCTTTAGCTTTGGGCAGGTATCTCAGATTACCTTTGCTCAGGCTGGTGAGCTTCAAAGAATGGTTCAAACCGCTACAGGTGCTATTGATTCAGCCGGAATCTCTGGTTCTATCAATGGAGAAGCTACTGCTGCTGGCATCTCCATGTCTCTGGGCGCAATCATTAAGCGTCACAAGCGAACCTTAATTAACTTCCAAGAGTCATTCTTAATCCCAATGATTGAGAAGATTGCTTGGAGATATATGCAGTTTGAGCCAGAGTTGTACCCTGTAGCTGACTATAAGTTTGATATTACCTCCTCTCTAGGGATTATTGCCAGAGAGTACGAGGTTACCCAGCTAGTTCAACTACTACAGACTATGCCGCAGACCTCTCCTGCCTACAGTTCTTTGATAGAAGCAGCTATTGATAGCATGAATCTGTCTAACCGAGAAGAGCTAATCAAGATGCTCAGGTCTGCTGGTCAAGTCTCCCCAGAACAACAGCAGGCTCAACAGGCTCAACAAGAAGCTGCACTAAAACTTCAGACAGACTTCCAGCAGTCTCAGACAAATGCCCTTAACGGGCAGGCTAAGGAGTCAGAAGCTAGGGCAATTAAGATGCTGGCTGAGACCAAGGCTATCCCTGTAGAGCTTGAGACTTCCCAGATAAAGGCTATTACAAGTAATCTAGCGGTAGGCAATGCAGACGACAAAGAGTTTGAAAGACGACTCAAGGTTGCAGACCGAGTAATGAACGAGAAGAAAGTAAACTTAGCCATCGCCAAGGAGTTAGCGTAATGGTAACTCCGCAAAACTTGCAAGATGTAGTAGCTCAAGTAAATGGTATAATAAAGAACCTTGAGGAAAGAATCGCGCAATTAGAGAAGGCGCAAGAAGCGCCTAAGCGTGAGCGCCTTAAAAGGAATGTTCAGTGACCAACTCAGAATACTTTAACGCTATGGATGATCTGTTTGCATCTGATGGCTGGAAATTATTGATAGGTGAGCTTGAAGAAAACGCTTACAACATAAATTCTGTTGAGGCAACAAAGGATGTGAATGATCTGTTCTTTCGCAAAGGGCAGTTAAACAGTCTATCTTTTATCCTTAACCTAGAATCTACCATAGACCATAGCAAAAAAGAGGCAAGCAATGAGAGTCTTTGATTATCAATGTAGAAACACTCATGTATTTGAGTGCTTTGTCAGAGGTAATGAAGATTGTTATTGCCCTCAGTGCGATGAGATTGGTAGCCGCATGATCTGTGCTCCACGAGTATATCTAGACCCTACATCTGGGCACTTCCCAGGTGCTACGATGAAGTGGTTAAACTCAAGAGACAAGCAGATCGCAAAAGAACTTAAGGCAAACCAAGAATAGTCCGTTATTACTGTAGCGAAACAGTGAATCGGGTAGCTAGATTGGTCTTATGAGGCTTAATGATGGCAGAACTAATTGATAGTGTAGAACAAAATGAAGAAGATTTCTCCGTACTCGATGAATCTGGCGACGAAGAAGTATCGCTAGAGGCACAGAGAGAACCGGAAGTTCCCAACAAGTACCGTAATAAGTCTATTCAAGACCTGGTAAAGATGCACCAAGAAGCTGAGTCCCGCATCGGTCAGCAAGGGTCAGAGGTAGGTGAGTTACGCAAAGTTGTAGACAAATTCATTCTCTCACGATCAGATGAAAAAAAGATCGAACCCGTGGAGGAAGTTGACTTCTTCTCTGACCCTGATAAAGCTGTTGATAAGCGCATTAACTCCCACCCTGCCATTAAACAGGCACAAGAGTTTAACGCTAGGATGCAGGGAGAGCAGGCAAAGAGTGCGTTGATGTCAAAGCATCCAGATGCTGCTGAGATTGCTGGAGACCCTGCATTTGCAGAGTGGATTCAGTCAAGTAAGTGGCGTAAAGAGTTATACTCCCGAGCAGATAGTCAGTTTGATGCTGAAGCGGCAGATGAGTTGTTCTCCCAGTGGAAATCAGCTAAGAGCGCGTCTTCAAGCTTACTAGATGCAGAGAAGGCTTCTCGAAAGGAGACTTTGAAGAAAGCATCAACGGGGTCGTCAAAGGGAAGTTCTGAGCCGAAAGGCAAGACTTTCTACCGTAGACGGGACATTATTGAACTCATGCAAACCAATCCAGAACGCTACCACGCTATGGAGCCTGAAATAAGACAGGCTTACGCTGAAGGTAGGGTTCGTTAAATAGAGGCTACACATCATGGCTAGCGAAACTTCAGGCGCGTTTTTTACCGCAAACGCAGTAGTAGATAAGACAGCAGCAGATAAGTTTATCCCCGAGATTTGGTCTGACGAGGTGATTGCCGCCTATCAGAAATCTCTCAAGATGGCTCCGCTTGTTAAGAAAATGAACTTCCGAGGCAAGAAGGGCGATGTTATCCATCTGCCCAAGCCTGTTCGTGGCTCTGCCAGTGCCAAGGCAGAAGCAACAGCGGTTACGATTCAAGCGAACCTTGAGTCTGAAACCACTCTGACGATTAACCGTCACTTCGAATACTCTCGTTTGATCGAGGATATTGTGAATGTTCAGGCTCTGTCTTCTCTGCGTCAGTTCTACACAGAAGATGCGGGTTACTCACTGGCTCGTCAGATTGACAACGATCTGTTCCGCGCTGGTACTGCGTTTGGTAACGGCACCCTTGACCTGACTACTCCGGTATCAGGAACCTGTACTGGTGCTCAGTGGGTCAACACCAACAGCTATTACGTTGACTCCTCTACCGGCCTGACTGCTTATGCAGTTGATACCGTAGTGACCGGCGACGTGTTTACTGATGCTGCCTTCCGCGCACTGATTAAGAAAATGGATGACGCAGACGTCCCAATGACTGATCGTTGCTTCGTGATTCCTCCTGCATTGCGCTCTGCAATCATGGGCGTTGACCGCTATGTGTCAAGCGACTTCAGCGATTCACGCGCTGTTCAGTCAGGTCTGATTGGTAGTGTGTACGGCATTCAGATTTACGTATCTTCCAATTGCCCGCTGATTGAGGATGCTACATCTAACACTGCTGGTACTATCGACGTGCGTGGTGCGTTCTTCTTCCACAAGGATGCACTGGTTCTTGGCGAGCAAATGAGCGTTCGTTCACAGACTCAGTACAAGCAGGAATACCTGTCTACTCTGTACACTGCCGACACCCTTTACGGTGTTCAGGCTCACCGTCCAGAAGCAGGTTTCATCCTTGCGGTTCTTGATGCGTAAGTAAGAGACGAGGGGAGGGGTAACTCCCTCCCTTTGTTTTACCCTCATTAATTTATAGGGCTATCAGATGAGTAATTATACAAAGACCACAAACTTTACGGCCAAAGACAGCCTTATATCTGGTAATCCTTCAAAGATTGTTAAAGGCTCTGAGCATGATGCCGAGTACACGGCAATCCAGACGGCTGTTAACTCTAAGGCTGACGCTGCCTCTCCTTTGTTTACAGGAACCCCATCCTTAAATGGGGTAGCCATTACATCAACAGCCGCAGAATTGAATATCCTTGACGGTGTTACTGCTACAGCAGCAGAGATCAACGTCCTTGATGGCATTACATCTACAGTAGCAGAACTAAATATTCTTGACGGAGTGACAGCTACAGCCGCAGAGCTTAATGCTCTTGATGGCATAACCTCCACAGTCACAGAATTGAATTACACTGATGGTGTTACTAGCGCCATTCAGACCCAACTAGATGCCAAAGCTCCTCTAAACTCTCCTGTTCTTGTTACCCCTAACCTTGGTACTCCTTCAGCGGGAACATTGACTAACGCTACAGGGTTGCCCATTGTTGCCGGTACTACTGGAACTCTCTCTACTGCCCGTGGCGGCACAGGAGTTACTACAGCTAGTAACGGTCAGCTTCTCATAGGGAATGGCTCAGGCTTCACAGCAGCGACCCTCACAGCAGGCTCTGGCGTAACCCTAACCAATGGGGCAGGGTCTATCCAGGTTGCCTTCTCCGGCCCAGGCACTGGCACAGTAACAAGCATTGATGTATCGGGTGGCACTACAGGCTTAACAACCTCTGGAGGCCCGGTAACCTCAACGGGCACAGTTACTCTTGCGGGAACTCTGATACCAGCCAATGGCGGTACAGGTTTAACCTCACCTGGGAGCAATGGCAACTTGTTAACATCGAACGGCACAGCATGGGTGTCTAGCGCACCCGCAGCGAGTGGCGCGACTAAAGGTCAGGCCATCGCTTTTTCACTCATATTCGGACTCTAGGAGACTACCGTGGCCGCACCTAATATTGTAAACGTCACAAACATTGTTGGTAACACCAGTACCAATTTAATCAGCTCAACGGCTGACCCGTTTGCGACTGCGCTGGCAAGTAACGCTGCCTCAAGTGGCAAGGTCTACAAGATCAACTCCATTGTGGCGGCTAACGTCGATGGCTCCTCTGCCTGCGACATCACGATCAAGATATTCTCTGCTGCGGCGCTGGGCGGTACGGGCACTGCAATTGCCTCGACGATCTCTGTCCCTGCTGACGCGACCTTGATTATCACTGACAAGACAACGAGCTTCTATCTGTTGGAAGACAAGTCTATTGGTGCTACGGCCAGCGCAGCGAATGATGTCGTTGTTACAGTATCGTGGGAAGAAATTACGTAAGGAGTGCCCCATGTCTTTACGCCGACCCAATGGCTTTATCTCTGCGGGCTTTAATCCGCTGGAAGTCCCTAACGCGCCTACAATTGGTACGGCTACGAGTGCTGGGCCTACTGCTGTTTCAGTAACCTTTACTGCGCCTTCTAACGTGGGCGGGTCTGCTATTACAGGGTATGTGGCTACTGCAAGAAAGACGTCAGACGGCACGACCATCAGCGGCACAGGCTCATCCTCTCCGGTTACTATTTCTGGCCTAACTGTTAGTGTTGCCTACACGGTGACTGTGGCAGCTGTTAACTTGTTTGGCCTTGGTCTATCAAGTGCGGCGAGTAACTCGGTTACGCCGTTGGCGCAAGAGCTGTTTAATTGGGGATATAACAACAAAGGACAACTTGGCCTTAACGACACTGCCAATCGCTCTAGCCCAGTTCAGGTCGGAACATTAGGGGATTGGTCTCAAATATCTTCTGGCAACTACCACTGCACTGCCGTAAAAACAGACGGCACCCTGTGGAGTTGGGGGTATAACCTTAACGGTCAGCTTGGCCTTAACGACACCGCTAACCGCAGCAGCCCTGTTCAAATAGGTGCGCTAACAGCATGGAGTCAAATTAGCGCCGGAGATTATTTTTCAATCGCTATAAAAACTAATGGTACTTTGTGGGGTTGGGGCAAAAATAATAACTATCAGCTTGGGCTTGGCGATGGCGTTGCTCGTTCCAGCCCAGTACAAGTTGGAGCCTTGGTAAATTGGTATAAGGTAGCGGCGGGTTCTACTTTTTGCGCGGCGATCAAGACAGACGGCACTTTATGGGCTTGGGGGAGTAGCGCACAAGGTCAGCTTGGTCAAAACAACACTACTCCCAGTAATAGCCCTATTCAGGTTGGATCATTAACAAACTGGTCAAAAATAGCGGCTGGTAATAAAACGTGTGTTGCTGTTAAAACCGACGGCACATTGTGGAGCTGGGGATACAACTACAGTGGCCCACTTGGTCTTGGCGACACTAATAACCGCTCTAGTCCAGTTCAGGTAGGGGCGTTAACTACTTGGTCATCTGTTTCAGTTGGTTACGTAGTTTGTACTGCAATAAAAACTGACGGCACGCTATGGAGTTGGGGGTCTAACAATCACGGTCAACTTGGTCTAAACGACACGGCAAACCGTTCCAGTCCAGTACAAGTAGGCGCACTGACTACGTGGCATCAAACCAGTTCTAGCAAGCAAAATTGTACCTCTCTTAAAACAGACGGCACTCTCTGGTCTTGGGGTCGTAATCAAACTGGTCAGCTTGGCCTTGGAAATATTACTTATCGCTCAAGCCCGGTTCAAGTTGGTTTGTTAACAACATGGAGTGCGATTGCAAGTTCAACTGCCCAAGGTAAGTCTATGAGCGCCATAAAAGGATAACCATGAACATCAACCAATCAGGCTTGAGGTGCTAAATGCCGTCGTATAGTGGAGTATGGACGCTACAAGCTCAGATGCAGGCCGAGGCTGCGGGTAATTGGCCGAAGCCGCCTGTGGGTTTGTTTACATGGGGGAAAAACAATTTTGGTCAACTAGGCCATAACGACACAGTTTATCGTTCCAGCCCAGCTCAGGTAGGTGCGGTTAGCAAGTGGTCTAAAATTGCAAGTGGAAGTCAATTTAGCCTCTCCATTAAAACCGATGGCACCTTGTGGAGCTGGGGATATAACAACAATCTTGGTGCGCTGGGTCTTGGCGACAAAGTTAACCGCTCAAGCCCAGTTCAAGTCGGAGCACTAACTGGTTGGTATCAGATTGCAGCAGGAGGCGCTTTTGGCCTCGCTATTAAAACAAATGGCACCCTGTGGAGTTGGGGGGATGGCAGAGCAGGCAGGCTTGGTCACAACGACACAGTCTATCGCTCCAGCCCAGTTCAAATAGGAGCGCTAACAACGTGGCATCAAATCGCTTCTGGGGATGAATCTAGCCTTGCTATTAAAACAGATGGCACCCTATGGAGTTGGGGGGCTAACAACTTCGGAAGGCTTGGTTTAAACGACACCGCTGACCGTTCAAGCCCTGTACAAGTAGGGGCTTTAACAGCGTGGTCTCAAGTTGCGGTTGGACAGTCACACTGCCTCGTTGTTAAAACCGACGGCACGTTATGGACTTGGGGGTATAACGGCAATGGTCAACTCGGACTTAACGACACAACTAACCGATCCAGTCCAGTACAGGTAGGCGCGTTAACAACTTGGTATCAAATTTCTGCTGCAAATCAGCACAGTATTGCGGTTAAAACTGATGGCACTTTGTGGAGCTGGGGAACTAACAGTTATGGTCGGCTTGGCCTTAATGATACCGCCAACCGATCAAGCCCTGTGCAAGTGGGAGCGTTAACAACTTGGTCTCAAATTGCGGGCGCGAGTAACTTTAGCCTCGCTATTAAAACCGACGGAACATTCTGGGGTTGGGGTCGTAACAGTAACGGTCAACTTGGTCTTAACGACGTAGCCAACCGATCAAGCCCTGTTCAAGTTGGCTCACTAACTGCGTGGCTAACCTTACCAAAAATGCCAATGAGTCAGTCACCCCTTGCCATCAAAGGATAACAATGAACAAACACCTACACTTCCTCTCAGGCGTACCGCGTTCCGGCTCAACAGTCTTGGCGGCTATCCTGAATCAGAACCCGATGACCCATGTGTCCACCACCTCGGCTCTGGGTGCAGCTCTGGACGGTCTGGCTACTGCTTGGCACCGTGACAACCTTCTGGTCAACAACGACCCTAATCGCAGCAAACTGGCGCACACCATGCGCGGAGTGATTGACGCTTTCTACGAAGACGTCCCTAAACCTGTAATCATCGACAAGGCGCGTAACTGGCCGATTCCCGTAATCATGCAGGCGATGGGTCAGGTGCTGGGCCACAAGCCCAAGATCATTGCCACAGTGCGTTCTATCCCTGACTGCATGGCATCCTTTGTCCGGGTAGCCAAGCCTGAGAACCTCGATGACTTCCTTGTTAACAGCTCACTGACCAACCACCTGAAAGGCTCCTACCAGACCCTACAACAGGGCTACGCCTACGATGCTGAGTCGTTCCTGTTTGTGGAGTACGAAGACCTGCTGGCCGACCCTAAAGCTCAGTTACAGCGCATACACGCATTCCTTGACCTGCCCGACTTTGACTACGACTACGCCAACATCGACGGCTCTACGGTCAAAGAGGACGACGAGAACCTGCACGGTTACTCAGGTCTGCACGACATCAAGCCTGTTCTTGAGAAGCAGCACCAACAAAGCCCTAAGGACGTACTCAAGCACCACTACGCGCAGTTCTGTCAGCCGGAGTTCTGGTTGGATAGACCGCGTACTGTGCCGGATATTCACGACCTCGATCTGCAACTGGTGGCCTCAAGAATGGGCGACTTTGCCGAGGGCTGGAGACTGTGCCAGAAGCTGGAGAAGGACGAGCCTGATAACCACCGAGCTGCGTACAACCGTGGCTGGTATCTCCTGAGGCAGGGCCAGATACAGAAGGGCTATCAACTGCTGGACCGTGGCCGCATTGTGAACGTGTTTGGTAACGCCAAGCCTAACGTCCCAACCGTTGCGTGGGATGGCAAGTCTAAAGGCATTGTGATGCTGCACCTTGAAGGCGGTCTGGGCGATCAGATACACCAAGTAAGATACGCTAAGTCTATTGCAGAGCGTGGCTGTAAAGTCATCGTGTCCTGCTCTGGCGCACTGGCGTCCTTGTTTGTGGACGTTGAGGGTGTCTCTGCGGTTATCCAGCACGAAGCATCTTTCGGTATCTACCATGACTTCTACGTGCAGGGGATGAGTGCTGTTGTGCCTCTGGGCCTTGAACTGAGCGATCTGTCGGGCAAGCCGTACATCACGAAGCCTAAGACCATCAAAGCCCGCAGGAAGCGCATAGGGCTGCGCTGGCAGGGTCAGTCAGCCTTTGAGCACGACCACAACAAGAAGTTTCCGT